CAGTGCCAGCGACAGGCGCCGGCCGATCGCCCGGTAGTCGTAGAATCCGCGCGCCCGCGCCGCCCAGGCCGCCGACGTCCGCGGATCCCAGGCCTGGACCGCGCCCACGATCACGCCGGCCAGTTCCGGCGATCCGATCGTCGGTTTGACCCGGACCAGCGCGCCATCGATCTCCGGGAGGACGTCCGCGGCCGGGAGATCCGTGATCACCGTACAGCCGACGGCGACCGCTTCAATGATCTTCCGGAGCGCGAACCCGTACATGGACGCCGTCGCGACCGAGACTTTGTATTGCGCGATCAGTCGGCAGTACTCCGGCGTCCGCGCGCCGCGGTTCCCGTAGCCGGGATGGGGAATGCACTCGATCCCGAGGACGCGACTATCCCGGACCACGCGTTGCCGCAGCGGATACGCCTTGGATAGCGCCCCCGAGACGACCACGGCGCGCCGCTCGATCGGTTCGGGGATCTGCGCGAGATCGTCCGCATCGATCGAGTGATAGGTCCGGATCAGCGGGACCGCCGCGAGCCACGGCGCGTTCACCCAGATCGATCGCGGGTGATAGTAGACGATCGCCGCATCCGCCCGGACGTCCCGGAAGAATTTCGCCTGATAGGCCAGGGAACTCGCCGCATCCTTGACGACGACGGCCTTATAGGCCTCCGCGGTCCGGAGCGCCGCGATCCGCTCGAACCCGAGATCCTTCCGGAAGGCGATCGGACTCCGCGGATCCCAGTCCCGCGGATCGTGGACGACGATCCGCGCCGGTTGATAGCGACCAAGGATCGTTGGGACGTCGACTAGGTCATCGAACCCACGGCCAGCGATCGTCCAGCCGGCGGCCTCGAGGCCCGTCTGGAACTGGTCGCCCTCCGTCGTCATATGGCGCCGGTAATCGACGTTCCCCAGGACGACGTCGGTCACGGTTTGACACTCCGCAAACCTTGATAGTCCGTCGGCCGGTCCGTCGCCGGCGCCTCGAGGCCGGTATGGAGGACCCCGGCGAGATGGCGGGACGGGAGGCGTCCGGCGATCAGCGGGACGAACGAGCTCGAGTAATCGTAGGTCGCCGCGGTATCCAGACTGCCGAGGCGCCGCAAGGGAACCCCACAGCCCCGATCGCAACACGCCCGGACCTGGTCCCCGAATCCGTCCATCCGATTGTTCCACCAGCCCGGGACGGCCGGGATTCCGTGATTCTCGCCTCGGAGTCCGTCTAAGGCCCCGGCGACCTCGCAAAAGTAGGCGAACGGCGCGCCGTCCCGCTCGAAAATCGCCGCCGACCACGTCCGGTTAATGTCGCACGCCTCCCGCGCCTGGACCCATTCGTCCGCCGTCAGTCCGAGATCGCGCCAGTCCAGGAGGATCGGCCCATGCCAGGAGGCCCGCGATCGCGATGTCGGGATCACTTTCCCGGGCAGATACCGATCCATCACGGCCGCGGCGCCGGGATTCGCGTGCGCGTTCAGATTGAACCGGCCGCGCGGGAAAAAGACCCGGCGGATCAGCGGCCCGTGGGATCGGAGATCGTTCGTCCAGATCCCCCGCTGCGCCTGGTTCGGGACCTCCTCCTCGAGGATCCGCATCAGATCCGGGAAGTGCGGGTGCATCGTCGGATTCCCGCCGAACACGCCACGGATCCCCGGCCAGCCCGCCAGCGACCGGAGCGCGAGGCGGAACACGTCGGGATCCATATGGACCGGATCGCGCCGGAACGGGAGGAGTTGCGTGCAGTTCGAGCACCAAAAGAGATCGCACGATCGCGAGATCACGATCTGGATCGTGTCGTTCGGTTTCTCCGTCGGCGCAATCACGGGACAGACTCTAGCAAAGTGCTTCGCTGATTGTCGAGGATCCCGTCGAGGACGTCCGCGAGCGCGACGCGCGGAAACATGTCCAGCGTCGTCGCCCGCGAGGCGTTGAGGATCGTCACGCCGGCGGCCGCGAGCGGTTCCACGAGGGATCGAAACGCCCCGCGCCAGGATCGGAAGATCAGATCCGTCGGGCCGGCGCCGTTCGGGTGATCGGGATGCCAGTGCTTCGCCCCGTCGGGACCCGGGCCGCAGTCATACCCGAGGAGGACGATCCGGACCGCGCCGAGGAGGACCGCGAGATTGATCGCGCCGTATCCGCTGTTCCGGCCGTTACAGATCGCGCCGGGATCAGACGAGAGGCCCCAGATCCCGCGGTTGCGGAGGAGGACACAACCGGCCGCCCGCGCGGCCGCCGTGAGCTCGAGCGAGAATGTGAGGCCGGCGAACCGCGCGAGGCGATCCGCTTCCCAGTGCCACATGCGCCCGTCCGCGGCGAAAAACGCATCCGCCCACGGCGCCAGTTCCACGGAGCGATTGACGGCGATCACGCGCGCCCGCCCGCGACAGGCGTCGACGTCGGCCGGCGTCAGACTGGGACCCGCGGCGACGCAGACGACGGTCGATCCCGGCCAGGCCCGCGGGACCGTGCCGAAATGCCCGCTCATCCGATTACCAGTTCTTTCCAGCGCCCCAGATACATCACCACGGCCGGCGAGAGATCCCCCGGGATCGGGAGGTTCGGTTTTGGATCCGGGACTTCGTAGAGCTCCCGAAGTTGCTGCATCACGGCCGCGCGGATCGGTTCCGGGACCGTGAGCGCGTCCCATTCGGCGATCCCGCCGAGGACGATACTGTCCGTCGTCGCCCGCTCGAGGTAATCGATCACGATCGACTGCGCCATCTGCGCGTACAACGTGACGAGCGCGTCCTCATCCGCGAACGTCACGCGGAGGACGGCCTTCGCCTCGGCCAACGTCAGAAACGCGTCACCACTTCCGGCCATCGGACCCCATCTGTGTGAGATCGACGCCGGGCCGGCCCTCCGGTCCCGGGCGCCCGTCGTGCCCCTTCGTCCCGTCCCGGCCCCGCGCCGCCACGAGCGCCCACTTCCCGGCCCCGGCCCCATCCGGCGGCCCCGACACGGCCTCGAGCGCGACCCAGGACGATCCCTTGTAGACGATCACGTCCCCGACGTCATACGCCCGCCCGGTCTGGAACCCCTTCCGAAAAATCAAGGCCGGCGGCGCGAACTCCCCGCCGGGGACCTCCGTCCCGTCCGCAAACACAAACCGGGACCGGCGATCGTCCAGGTGTTCGATCCGGAGGCCTTTGACCGATCCGTCCCGGCCGGCCGGCCCGATCGTCCCGTCGCGCCCGTCGCGTCCCGGCGGCCCTACCGGCCCCACCAGGCCGATCGGTCCGGGGACCCCGTCTGACCCCTTGGCCCCCGCCTCGCCTCGCGGCCCAGGCCCGCCGGCGGCCCCCGTCGGTCCGATCTCGCCGCGAGGCCCGACGGCGCCCACCAGTCCCGGCGGCCCGGCCGGTCCCGCTTCGCCGCGCGGCCCGACGGCGCCCACTGGTCCCGGCGGCCCGGCCGGTCCCGCCTCGCCGATCGGTCCGGGAGGCCCCGGAGGCCCGGCCGGTCCGGCTTGGAGGCCTTTCGTGACGACCTCCCGCCCGATGATGTCGGCCCGGAGCTCGAGTGCCTTAATCCGGCCGAGGAGCGGCGTCGTCGCCGTCTCGATCGCCTCCGCGATCAGGCCAGCCAGATCCGCGGCATCCAGTCCGTTAGGCTGCATAGGCCTCCGCGATCGCTTTCATGCGGCCGGTGAGATGCGCCCGGACGTCCCCGGCCTCGAGGCCTTTCGACGCCGGGACCGGCACGGCCGGCGCCTCGGGACCGGCGGCCGGGATCGTGGCCGGCGTCGCACTCGGCGCCGGCGCCTGATCCCGACGATCGAGCGCCGCCACGGAGAAGTTTTGCTGTTGCAGATAGACCGTGTCGCCGCCCTCGACTGGCGGGAGGTTCAGGCGCCGGCGCGATTCGTTAAGCTTTTTGATCCCCGCGGCGTCCTTCTCCGAGGAGATCAGCGTCGCCGTATCCATCCGGAGGAGATCGTCCAGATCGAACTCGATCCCCATCGGCCGCGCGATCTCGAGGCCCTCCTCGAGGAGCGTCTCGATCTTCTCGAGTTTCTCTTGCAGACAGGAGGAGTAATACCCCGTATCCAAGGCCTGAATATTGTTGTAATTCGGCATCCCGCCGACGGCGATCTTATGCGGGGGGACCCGGTACGCTTGGCAGACTTGCTCCGCCGAGAATTTGAGCTGTTCGATCAGTTGCGCGTCATGCGCCGTCATCCCGATCGCCTGGTAGGTCATCCCGTCGCCGAGGACGGCGACCGCGCCCGGATCGAGGCCTTCCCATTTCGCTTTCGCCCGGTCCGCGGCCGGTTGCGAGATCGGTCCCGGCGCCGTCAGAATGCCCGCCGGTTGCGAGGCATTCGCAAAGGACGCCGTCGAGGCCGATTGAATCGTGAGGCCTTGCACGGCCGCCCGCCCACAGGCGTAAATCGGCGAGACGCCGATCAGGGGATGCCAGATCGCCAAATAGAGATCGTGGATGATCTCCGAGGCCGGGACGACGTCGGCCTCCTCGATCCCCGCGGTCGCATCGGGAACCAGCGCGTAAAAGACGGAGGAATCGGGCGCCTGGAGGACGCGGACCCGCGAGGGATCGAGCACGTACAGCGCGTTCACGACGCGCCGCGCGTCGCGCCGTTTCAGGATGTACGCGTTCCCCGTGAGGAGTTTCGACGTGAGCCAGTACTCGAAAAAGTGCTGGCGGATCTGGAAGTGATTCGGTTTCCGAAGGACCGGACTATAGGCCGGATTCTGGATCTCGGTGGTGATCCCGTCGGCGTCCGCCGTCGTCAGCATCGGCCGCGTTTTGCCGACGTCGGAGGCAATCAGCGAGACGCACGCGAACACGGCCACATGCGCCGTGACGTTTTCGATTGTGCATTCGCGGTTCTGTTGCCAGGCGCCGGCGAAACTTTCGCGGATCACCGGCCACCAGGACCGGCCCGATCCGCTGACCGGCGCCGGCGGCCCGGCTTTCGTCCGCGCGATCGTGAGGCCGAACAGATCCATCAGATCGCCGACTTCCGCCCGCGGCGCCGGGACCGCTCGGCCGGCCGCGCCGGCGTCCGCGCGCCTTTGCTGAGACTGACGATCCCCTTTTGTGCCAGTTGCAAGGCCTCGAGGACCGGGACCAGAAACACATCCCCCCGGTCATAGGCGATCGCGCCGCGCACATACGGCCGGAGCGCGATCACCGTGACAGGTGCCTCGGCCATCCATCCCCCAAGAGAAAAAAGACCCGGCGCCGCAGATCGCGCGGCGCCGGAATTGACCGACCGTTTCTAGCTCGGCGAGGCGACCCCGCCCCAGTTGACCGATTGCAGCCAGGCGACCACGCCGGCGCGCCGCTTGGCCCAGTTGATAAACCGCTCGGCCCGGAAGGCGACCAAATCATTCTGCCAGAGCGAGACGAGCGAGACGCCCGTCGTTCCGGACTGCGTCGGCGCGTCGCTCATTTCGAGCGAGGCCTCCGTCGACATATCCACGGTGACTTGTCCGTCGTCCGCGAGATTGATCTCCGGCGCGACCACGGCGATCACGATGTTGCCGTACCCCGCCAGCGCGGCGTAATTGCTGACGACGACGGGGATCCCCTGAATCGTTCCGCCATTGAGCGATACGGAGGGAAACTCGACCGCGCCGACACTGGTTCGCATCAGCGAGGCCGCCAGCGCGATCCCGGGCGGCATGATCAGAACCACGCCCCGCGGATCGATATTGTCCGTGGTCCCGAGGCCCACGGCGCCGACCGCGGCGTACAGCGCGAGAATGTCCGCCCGGACGTCGTCCGCGGTATTCCCCGCCGAGCTCCCGGGACTGACCCCGTACGTCAGCGACGCCGGATTGACGCCGGAGGAGGCCGCCAGCGTGGGATCGATCAGCGACATATCGATCTTCTTCACGATCGCCCGTGTCAGACCATCGCGCATCGCGGTTTCCGCGGAGATCGTCGGGTGATTGCTGAACCGGAGGATCTCCTCACTATCGATCGTGATCGCGGCGATCTTCGTCGCCCCCAGGGTTTGCGCCGTATACCCGGCTTTCGTGACGGGTTTCGGCTTGGCTTCCCCGGTCCAGTTCGCCGTCATCGCCGCCGTTTCGACCAGTTGGCGCATGTTGAACGGGACGCGGTTCATTGACGGGATCCCGTTCTGCCCGAACTGCCCGATGATCGTCCGCGGTTGCAAGTACGTGACAAAGTCCGCGATCGTCTGGTTGTAGATCAGGGACCCCGCCCACGTGGCATCGGTCGACACGGCCGGCCCGACGGCCGCTTTCACCGCCATCTGTACCCGGTCCGAGCTCGGGTACCACTGCCGCGCGATTTGCAGCGCCGATACGGCATTGCCCCGCATCGCCGCATGTTGCGCCGCACACTTGCACAGCGTCATTCGCGCAAACGCGATCCCCGGCGGGAGCGTGGGCTCTTCGACGGAGATGATCGGCCGCGGATTGCCCGGTTCGACCGTCGGCGATCGCCGCGGCGCGATCTGGATCGCCTGGTCCGCCGTCAAGGCCTCGAGCGCCCGGTAACTCTTGATCGTCGCGCCGATTCGCTCGAGCTCCGAGGTGAGTGAATCCCGTTCGATCGTTTCCTCCTCGCTGAGCGCGTCCTTCAGGAGGAGCGCCTCGAGGCCTTCCTGCTTGCCGGTCCGCTCGAGACTGAGCGCGGCGATCCGTTCGCTGTGGGTCATGATCTGATCCTTCCGTGTCGGAATGTTGCCCGCGACCGCGGGAGGAGGTGCGCCGCGACGCCGGCCGGACTCGGCCCATGCGCGATCGTCGGCGGATTTGATGGCGGTGATCGTGGTCCCGCTATTGAGGGGGACGGTGACCGTGGACGTCTCGAACCAGTCCCACTCCGTGACTTTTTGCCCGAAGGTTCCAGGGATCGGCGTCGCCTTGATCGGCATCCAGCCGATCGACAGGCCGGGGACCAGGCCCGCCTTGATCAGCGGCCAGGCCTCATCATCGACAAACTTGATCCCTGTGGCGATTTGCGCGCGGATCTTGAGGCCGATCGCGGTCGCCGTCACGGCGATCACTTGGCCGATCGGTTTGCCCGGTTGATGCTGCCACAGGAGCGGCATCGGCAGTTTGTACTTCGCGCCGGAGGGGACCATCACGTCGCCGCCGCGATCGGGCGCCGACGTGGAGGCGATCCCCTCAATGATCCGCTGTTCAGCGTCGACCGCTTTGATCTCGAGGACGTAGCGTTCCATCGGGTGTGATGTCCGCTAGTGTGCGCTAACGGCCTTTCAGGTGCTTTTGATCTATCTGAAAAATACCGCCCCGCTTGATCCGGCCCTAGGATCTGCCATTCTGGAATGAGAGCTCATCTGAGCACGCGAGGCGCCGCGAGGTGTGGCCGATATGACGAAAAACACGCTGTTTATTCTGGGGATGTTCGGATCGATCTGTGTCGGCGTCGCCGGCGCCGCCAAGGATCTCGGGCATCCGTGGGATCACGTCCTGGTACTGGCGGGACTCGCCGGGACCGCAATCAATGGGTTTCTCGCGCAGCGCCCGCGCGAGGAATGGACGGAAGAGAAACGCGAGGAGAAACGGACGGAACAGGATCTCGAGCGCCTCACAAAGGCCCAGGAGGACGAATACTAATGAAAACCCTGCTCCTCCTCCTCCTCGCCGCGGCGCCGGCGGCCGCGGAGGGAACCCCGTTCCAATGGGCGCCGCCCCATCGACAGACGGCCAATGTGATTAGTTGGGGGACCGCGATCGGCGCCGTCGGCCTCGATACCGTCCGATCGTTCAAGAGCGATCACCGGCGCGTCGCCGTCGGCGAGCAGTTATGCGGCCTCGGCCTCGCCGGCCTCGCCATGCGGACCACCAAACACTTTGTCAGCCGGGAGCGCCCGGATCGCAGTGACGATCGATCCTTCTATTCCGGACACACCACGTACAGCGCCGTGTCGGCCCGGCCGGGATGGGGATTCGGCGTCAGTGTCTCTTTCGCCGTCGACACGGCGATCCTCCGCCAGGCCGCGGCGAAGCATTACCCATCCGACACGATCGTCGGCGCCCTCGCCGGCGCCGGCGTTCAGGCCCTCTGCCGCGCGATCATCCCCGGCGATCGCTGATCGCTTTCAGGAGGATCCGCGCCGTTTCGGATACCGTCGACCCGCGGCGACTGGCGATCGTCGTCAGCCGATCGTGGTCCCGCTCGGAGATCCAGATCGTCAGCGGCGTCAGCGGATCGCGCGCGCGCGGGCGCCCGCGTTTGCGCGGCGTGTAGACCTCGAGTGTCGGATCGCTCATCGGTCCCCCTTCGTCCCCGTCCCGCGACAGGCCGCGCACCCCGCCGGATCCGCCGGCCCTCGAGGATTCGGCGTGTAGAGGGAGGCCCCATCCCGGCCGCCGGCCTCGGCCCAGGCCGCCTCGAGCTCGAGGAGGAGCGCCGCGACGCGCGCGCGCGCATGATCGAGATCGATCCGAATGTCGTCGGGCCGTCGCATCACCGGCCCCCGTACACATCGACAAACGGATCCTTTGGCGTCAGCCGTTCCCGCCGGATGATCGCTCCGTCGATCCCCATCACGATCGCCGCGATCGGATCGATCTTCTCCGGGGATCGTTCCTTGGCGAGGCGGAGCTCCCCTTTGGTCCCCTCGATCGTCACGGTATTCGAGGCCGCCCAGGCGAGGACCGGATCGGCCCCGTGGCACAGATCCCCGGTCGCGATTAACGTCCCGAGGCGCCGGATCGCTTCGTTCATGGCGAACCCCTGCCGCATCCCGACCATGAGGAGGCCCTCCCCGGTAAGGATCTGCGCCGTCTCGACCGCGTACGACGCATCATAGAACACGGTTTGGAGGCCGTCCGCCTCATAGTCCCGCCGGATCGCCTCCCGGACGACGGCGAAATCGGTTGCGGCGCCCTCCGTGACCGTCAGCCATCCCCCGCGGATCCAGGCGTCATACGGCCGGGACGGGTATCGCGCCAGCGCCGCGGCCGGCGTCCAGTAGTGGAGTTTCACGGCGACACGCCCATCCTCGAGCGTCCACAGCCGGCCCCAGGCCGTCAGATCGTCATTGAATCCGAAATCCAGACAGCCGAAGGCCGGCGCCGCGAGGAGGTCCGCGGCCGGCGGCAGCGGTTTGCACGTCGCCCACCGGCCCATATCGATCGCCCTCGAGCTCCCCTGCGTCCAGACGCAGAAATTGAACCGGAGGACGTCCGAGATCGCCGTCGGCATCCCGGCCGCCTTCCGGACCCGTTCCCGGACATACGACCACGGCAGACTGACCCCTAGATTCGGGTTCGCTTTGAGCCAATGCGGCCCCTCCGTCCGCCAGTCGTCACAGGCCGCACAGCCGTCGTCCGGGAACCAGCGGCCGGCCGCCGTACAGGCCGGACAGGGATCGAGGCCGCATATGTAGGCGAACCAAGACGGATTCTCGACCGTCCCCTCGAGGACCTTGCGCGAATACTCGTGTTGATACCAGCAGACGGACGTCCGATCGAATCCGGAATTTGTCGTTTTGACGATCAAGGCATTCCGGTTGCCCTTTGTTCCGGCGACCACCTTATCGACCACGTCCGGCGTCCCGTGTTCGTGGACTTCGTCAATGAGCGCCCCGTGAACCCGTTTCCCGTCTAATCCGCGTTTCTCACTCGAGATCGGTTTGAGCCAGCCGCCCTCGCCCGGCACGATCAGTTCATGCGCGCGATACCCGTCCGCGCCGAAAAACTCCCGGAGCTCGGGCGAGGCCTCGACCATTTTGCGGACGTCCCGCCAGGCGAGGTTCGCTTGTTCCCGTGTGACGGCCGCGAGATAGACTTGTGCGCCGCGTTGCCCGTCGGCGACTAGGAGGTACAGCATGATCCCGGCGCCGAGCGGCGTTTTCCCGGATCCCTTTGCCGTTTCGATGTAGGCCTCGCGATAGCGCCGGAATCCCGCGACCGTGTACCAGCCGAACAGCGACCCGACGATAAAGGCTTGCCACGGCGCGAGAACGAACGGCCGCGGATCACTCGGGAGGTGCGCCGAGGCCTGATCCGCGGCGTCCGTGTTTTCCGGGAGATAGAGGATCTCCGCGAAAAACTCGATCGCCCGTTCGGCCGCCGTCACGTCCCACACCAGGCCGCGATCGGATCCGGTCGATAGGTCCTCGAGGTGATGGCGACAGGCCGCCCGGACCAGGCCGCCGGCGACCGTCCGGCCGTCGACCACGTCCCGCGCGTACGCCGTCGCCTGATCCATCCTAGAGGCCCACGGATCCGCCGGCGTCCTGGGGGATCGCTTGCCAGGCCGCCCAGGACTTGAACGTCCCCCAGTACCAATACGATCCCGACAGCGTCGGGACCGTGTACTGATTCCCGGCGAATACAAGATCCTTGGCCCCGCCAAAGTACGGCGCCGTGAACGCGGGATCACAGGTCCCGAGCGCCGACAGGCCCGCGGCGATCGTCTCGTCGCGCGTTCCGACGTGGAACACGTTGTCATGAACGTGAATCCCGGAGAGATCATAGGCAATCGATCCCGGATACGCCCCGTCCTCCGGAAGGCCCGCCACGTCGCAATTGACGAAGAGATCGACGTCGCGCCAGTTCCCTTCGAGCGTGTTCTCGTACACGTCCAGATCGCGCGACGTCGACAGGAAAATCCCCGCCTCGCCACTGCGCCGGACCGTGTTCCGGCGGATCGTCGCCTCCGCACTAATTTCGTAGAAAATCCCGACGCCAGCGTGATCCTCGAGGAGGTTGTCCTCGATCAGGTTTTGGCGGTTGTCCCCATCGAACCAAATCCCGTTTGGATTGTGATGCAGCCAGTTCGAGGCGACGCGCGAGTGAATACAGGCGACGAGTTTGGCTTGTCCGCCACACCGCGCGATCTCGTTGCCGACCATGACCGTCCCGTCGGCCGTCTGGATCCCATAGGCGCCGCTCCCATCCGACGACGTGGCGCCGGACCACAGGCAATCGGTGATCCGATTTGCGGTGATCGTCGGCCCGGGGACATAGACCCGCGTCGCCTGGGTCCCGTTCGGTGTGTTGCCAAACGCCACGCCCCATCGACAGCCGGTGATCTCGCACTGATCGACCGTCCAGCCGCCGGCGGCCGGCCCAAAGGCGCCGACGCCCATGATCTGATCGCGGCCGCGGATCACCAGGTTCCTGACCGTGACCCCGGACACGGCGCTATTCCATCCGCTCACGACGGCGATCCCGCCGAGATCGTAGTCTTGCTGGACCGCGGCGCCCTCGAGGATTGCGCCGTACTCGCCGACCAGGACATCCCCAGTTTTCGGGCGGACCGGCGCCGTCAGTTGGTAGGTCCCGGCCGTGAGCCAGTACGTGGTACCGGCCGGATGGGCCGCGATCACGTCCTGGATCGTTGATACGCCGGGAAGGATCTGCACGGATCCCGGCGGTTGCGTCACGTCCGTTTGCGGTCCGTAGATCCCCGGATCGACCGGCGGGACCTCGACCGCTTCGACGGTGATCGTCATGTGCCCGCGTTTGTTCCGGTACTGCGCGGTGATCGTCGCGACGCCGGCCGCGACGCCGAGCACGGCCCCGCGCACCAGGCCATCGACACTGGCGATCGCCGAATTGCTCGAGGACCAGGAGGCCCGCGGTTCCGAGCAAAAGACGAACTGCGTCACGCCGACTTTGATCGTTGCGGACTCGGGCACCACAGTCAGGCCGCCGGGAGGAGGCTTTTTGGCCATTATCGGAACCGTCCTAACTTGGAAGTGGGTTGCTGTTCCGCGGCGCCGGCGATCTGTGGCATCGGGCGCCCGATCGGGTAACTGGAAAAGGACCGTTCCGCCTTTTCCAGGTAATTCAGGATCTTGATATGGTTCGGACCGCCGCGGCCGGTACTCTTCGCCTCATGGCGTTCGAGGACAACGAGCTCACAGTACCGGGCGAATCCCGGCGCCGAGCTCTGATCGAGCGTTTGCCGCGCGATCGCGTACGGCGCGCGTTCGTTCCAGACCTCGAGCGCCTCCGGATCGAGGCCGGCCGGCGGGAGGACCGGACCCGGCGGGACCGGGACCGGGACCGCGCCGGCGGATGGATGCCGGAGGACGATCCCGCCGTTCTTCGGCTTTCTCCCGGCCCCAGGCCGGCGGCCGCCCCTTGCCATACCCTGATTCTCCCGGAATCAATAGGAATCAAACCAGGCCCGGATCCAGGCCCTTTGGACCCCGTATCCCGATCGCACCGTGTTCGGACCCAATAACGACCGGGGGCCCATCCCCCCTAAACCGTTTTCAAACGTAAAGGCC